CGTAGTAAAAATTGATAATTTCGGCGTGTGTCATGGTTTCCCTTTCAGTGAATTAAAGCGATGGGGATCGTGCGCGCGAGCTTGTCGGCTTGCTTGGCTTTGCTGCCGTGAGCCCGAAAACCGATAATTTGCTTGCGGTCTGCGCGCTGGCACAAAGCGCACAAGGCGCACGTCATGTATTCGGCGGTTTGAGCGGGGCAAATTAAAACCGAGCGGCCCCCGGGCGTTTTGCTGTGCTTGGGTGTATCAATTGGCACCAATGAGACAACCGGCAAACCGTGAGCGGCTAGCGTGTCGGCTTGCTGCAAATTGTCGGCGCTTAAGTTGACGGTAAAACCCCAAGCGGTAGCGGCCTTCGACCAATAAACCGCCTCGGCGCTGTGCTTGTGGCTGTAGGTGAAACCCTTGCGGTGCCGATTAGCGGCCACAATTTGCCCCAGCTCGACCGGATCGACCGACTCGCCCGCGCCGGGTAAATCTCCCGCTACATTGTGGCGCCATAGCTGGCCCTTCGGAAGCCGATTAATCGCAGCGACCAGCCCGGAAATGTCCGCGCTCGTGCGCCGCCATGCCATCCGGGTATTAAAATCTTCGGCGTAGCATGTAGATCGGTAGTGCGCGCAGCTGGGCGGGCAAGATTCGCGCGCGGTGTAAGTTTGCGGTATCGGCCCGGTTTTTCGGTTCTGCGACGATTGAACGAATAAATATTTCATGCGAACGCCCTCGCCTGATAGGTCGCGTAAGACCGGATCGGGCTCCGGTTGTTGGTGTGCTTGGTGATTAATTCGATGCGCTGGTCGATAGCATCACAGGCCGCGAAAAGTAGCGACAAATCGCAGTCTTCCTCAAGGTAAGCACTCGACCCTCGCATGTACGAATAAGTGCTTATTTGGTCGGCTATCCCCAAATCTTGCAGCTTGTCCAGCTTGACGCAAACCCAGCCATGGCCGGGATCTGTGAAGTAGTTCAATTTTAAATTTTGCATGTTAATTTCTTCCACTGTTTCGGGACAATTCCCGCGTATGCACCCGAGCGGATGCATACACTGGCACTATCAAAACGCGCCTAATCGTTTAAGCGCGACCCAGTGCAATAGAACATGTGTCCGAGTCATTCCCGCGCTAGGTTGTGCAGCGCTGGTGCGGATCTCGTCCACAGTCAATAGGCCAAGCAGGGCCGAGAGATATTTTTGTCGTGTCATGGTTTAGCCCTTAATTAAAACGTCGAAATAAGCCAGCATCAAAGCCAGCGCGGCACCTATCAGCGCGAGCGCGCCGAGGGTGTCCAAGATAACGGCGCGGGTGGAGCGGCGGCGGGTGAATATGTAGCGGTTCATGGTTGCCCTTTCAAAATAATTGCTTGTCGGCTCTCGCACTCGTGAAAAGCTTCGAGCGATTCATAGAGCACGACGCACTCGTCATTGATGCCTAAAATTTTTCCGTCCCACAATTCGACAAAATCAACCATCGATCCGCCGCCGGTGTTCTCGGTAAAAATTCTTTTTATGTAGTGCGGGCTCATGCTGCGACCCTTTGCGCTTCGCCCATGCCTTGGGCGTATGCGTGGATACGGTTCGACAATTCGCGCGCGGGCATATGGCCATTATTGAAAATGTCCTCTATGCCGGTGCCCCCGCTCGCGCTCATGCGGTGCAAAGCCCAACCACCATACGCGCCGGAAAGGCAATAAACCCCGGGATTACCGCCGACAATTCTGCCGGTTTCGTCGTAGCGATAAATTTCGTCCGTTTTACCTGCGGCGCGGTTTAGGTTGATGATCTGAGCTCGTAAAAATTTCTCGGTGATGCGTTGCATTTTGTTTTCTCCTGTTAATCCGGGGTTGTATCGTTTGCGCCCTGATAGGCTTCGTCGTGGTGCTCTTGCCAAAATGGGTGCCAGCCTTGATCGGTCTGAAGCTCGATATATCTGCCCGTTTCGCGGTTGTGGCCGGTTAAAAAGCTAAGCGCGTGGCCTTCCCTTACTTCCTGCTCTGCTATGGCGTGGGCTTCTAAATATGCGGGGCTTTTGTCGTGGTTCATAGTGTCCTTAATAGTTAAAACTAATTGAAACTTTTACGGCATACTCGCGCGGGCTCACGCGCTTAACACTCGCGCGATGGGTCGCGCAGCCGCAGCAGTCGTGCTCGTGTCTGCAACTACTGCCCCCGAGGGTTTGACTAATGGCGCGGCTTAGGTCTTGGCCTTTGAGCGCCGAGGGAGCCACAACCCGGAAATGGGCCGCGCCGCCATCGTCGTAGCCAGCGCCTTCGATTTGGCGGGTAACGCCGAGCACCTTCACGGTGCCGGTGAATTCTTCGCTGTCTATGTGTTGCCAGCCATCGGCGTACTGATAGGTTAATCGGGTGAATAGATCGGCTTTAATCATGGTTGCCCCTTATTGATCCATGCGTCGAGTAAATCCGAGAAAATGGTCTCGTGATCTTGTGCCATTGTGTATTTTTCGCCGGGTGCGGTCTCGATCTCGAGCGGTGGAAGTGTCGCGGCGTATGCGTCAATCGAGGCGATCAATTGGTAGGGGTGAACTCTATCCGCACCACCTTGGCCGCTATTGCTTACCTCGCCGACCTTCACGCCATTGATCAAAATCGATGCGCGATAACAGGGGGTCTCCTCGCTCGCCCAATCGGCGTATTTAATGTTGCTCAATTCGATTTGCATTTAATAGCCCTCCGCGTAATCTTCGAGAGAAGTCACCAACCCGTCGAAGTCTTCCGCGGGCCCAAGTAAATCCGCGAGAGTCAAAACGGTTTGAATGTCAACGCCGATATCCTCGGCAAGGGCTTGTAGATAGGCGGTGCGGTTGTCGTAGCCTTCGCGCTGGTATAAGGTCATACGGCACCCCTTCCGGTCAATTCGTTGCGTATTTCGTCCAGCTGTGCAAGCACCTTATCGCGGGAGCCTTTGAATCCCATATCTTTTAGGATGGCGTAAGCGGTGCGGCCTTTGCTGCGAGCCATTCCAAGCACCTCCAGTTTTAGCATTTGGCGCAGTGTGAGAAGGCGCGCGCCGTCTATCAGGGCGGGAGTGTTTAATACTGTCATATCGTCCTTAGTAGCACCGGCAAAATCACCGGGTACGACTAATGTAGGGGCGCACTACTTGAATGTCAAGAGGTATTTATATAGGTGTTTTCCCTAATCCCCGAAGGGCAACGGTTCAGCGGTTGCATACAGTGGAATAAGGCTTTATGATCGTCCTTATGCAACCTCAAAATATACCAACCGGCATACCCAAAGCCAAGCAACGCACAAAGCTAACCCGCGAGCAAATCAGGGAGGGATTAAAAGCCCAACCGATGGAAGCTCTACTACTCGGCGCGGGTAACGCAAAGAAAACCACACTGACAGCAAAACAGCAGAAATTCGCCCAAGCTCTCGCTATGGGTGAGACTAAAGCCGGGGCGTATCGGGCAGCATATGACACACACAGCAAGCCCATCATTCAAAGCCATGAAGGGCAGCGGCTAGCAAAACACCCCGCAATTGCTCTGCAAGTGGACGCGCTCAGGCTGGCCGCAGAGGCTAGGGAATACGCTACACCGCCCGCTTTGAGGGCTTTGGTATTAGAACGCCTCACCGCGCACGCAATTGATCCCGATGTTAAACCCGCCCAGCGGCTGCGAGCTCTCGAGCTACTCGGCAAGGTTACCGAAGTGGCCGCCTTCACTGAACGCCGGGAGCTCATCAAGGTTACCGACTCCGGCCAGGCCAGGACGCGATTAATTCAAACGCTCCGGGATGCTATGCGCGCCGGTGCCGTTGATGCCACAGTCTTAATGCCGCTCATGAGCTCCGACGAGCTGGTCACGGTTGACGCAGTGCAAAGCAGCGAGCCCACAGATCCCGGCGACTCCATCGAGTGAGTGCAGCATGCGCCCAGCTGGCCGCCAAGCTTTCCCCGGCGCACACCCCCGGGGGCTTCTTGATTGGCCGGGGGCGACCACCCGCCACCCCCCACCCCCCTAAACAGGCCGCCATTTGTACAGCAGCTTATACATAGTATTCCACACACTAGATCGCACCTAATTTACGTTGGCACCCACAGTACTCAACTATGCT